TAACGGTGAGCATCTGGACAACTCAGGGTCGCGTTATACGCAAACCTGAGGTTCGGTATGTCCTTGTGGTCAAACCTAATGAAACTCGTTTCATGACGGACTTCTTTACGAAGGCCGACTTGTTTATGAGTAGGTTTGCAACTTCACCTGCCAGGCTAGCATGGGAGAAAATTCCTTTCTCTTTTGTGCTGGATTGGTTTGTGGATTTGAAAGGTGTGCTTGATTCTCTTGACAAACTTGTAGGGATCGAACCCTACAAGATCATGAGTTTTACGCGCTCCTTTTCCTATCAACTGGCGACGGATGTGGCCATAACAAGGAAAAGTCCTTGTAATAGTAGCATCTTGTTCGACAGGTCTCTAGGCTCGTGTACGTTCTCGCACTACGAGAGAATTCCAGTTGCTCCTGACAGGTTTTCTGTCAGATGGCAGCCGCATTTCGGAAAGAATCAGGCAGCTATTTCAGCTGCTCTGATCGCTCAGCAACTCGCCCGAATAAGGCGTTAGCCGCGCGATATGCGTAAGGAATGATACTGTTAGAATTAGTATTCATATGAAGACTAATACTGTCAGCCAAGTTGAAATACCATCTGATCATCTTGCCCTAATGTTGGGCAAGCTGCGTCTTATGGGTTTATCCCATCGTCAGTCGCTTATCCTAGCTGAGATCTTCGATCTCATCACAGAGAAAGCGCCAAACGATCGTGGTTCGCTCTATAATCATGAATTCATGAAAATGGAGCTTCTCCAGGTACCGGACGATAGGACTTCAACTATCATAACTTCTGCCAAATCTCGTAAGAGATAGGTGGAATTCATTCCAGCAATCCAGTAACAATAAAATCCAATCATGAATGCCGATCTGACATTCAATACTATCGTGTTCAAGAAGACCTTCGATTTGAAGGATCTTTCTGAACGTCAATCAACAACCCGCGGTGTTAACACCCCGGATAAGTTGATTATCAAATCGCAGGAGTACGTTGACGCCAGCACGAAAGTGCCGGGTAAACGTTTCACCGGGCGGATTGATCGGACCGATATTGACGCGAATCTGCAGAGTATTACTACTTCTGCTTATTTCGTTATCGCGGTCCCGTCTACTGCTACTCAAGCGCAGCTCGACAATGTCGTAGCTACGTTCAAAGCAGCAGTGGCGGACGCGAACCTTATCGTTAACGTGCTGAATAACGAGAAGTAATTCTGTTATTCATCACGGTACAAAGATAGCTAGATAGCCATCTCGGATCTCCTGGGTGGTATATCTTTATACCACAGCCAGGCTTGATTGGACTCCAATAATATGCATGCTATAGAACATACATACGTAAGCCTGCTAGCAGATGTAGCAGTTCTTTCAGGATTCTCTGAAATACGAGGGTCTTATGAAGGGCTGCAATGGTGCCTCACTGAGGCTCCTAAGCTAGAAAAGCACATACTAGAATGTATCGAATTTGGGAGAAATCCCGATCTCGATATGTTTCCGGTATGGATGAGGAGACTCGTAGCTGCGTCCTTAGTGGACCCAGTAAAACTACGATATCTTCGTCAGCTTTTGCTGTTCTGCTATAAAGCCGAAGTGACACATGACAACAAAACAACCGAAAAAGCCTTCCAGACATTTCTGGAAGTTAATTACACTGTTGGGCGGTTTGGGGCTGACCTATATAGGTTGTCCCCCAGCTGTCTCGACGGCGCTCGTCGACACTGTCAGTCAGTTCTGTACAAAGTAAATGAGAAGGCCTTAAAACCTTCCCACGGACCTGGTGCAGTAACCACCTCTAAGGAGAGGTGGGAGAAGAGGTACTCGACAATAGAGTATCTCTATCCGTATAGCGATTACTTTGCTCTATATTACAATATGGAGCATTGTAGTCAGTTTTCGGATCTGGAGTATAGCGATAGCATTGAGGCTAAGCTTATAGCTGTCCCAAAAGACAGCCGTGGGCCGCGTCTCATATGCGTTCATCCTGCTGAGGCCATATGGCTTCAGCAAGGATTACGTCGTGAGCTAGAGAGAGCTATCTCTCTCAATCGTCGTTGTTTTGGTCCTTGGCCGAGAGGCCGAATCCAATTCGACGATCAGTCGGTAAACGGTAAGATTGCCCTTTCTTCATCTAGGTCGCGGCGCTATGCCACGATCGACATGAAGGAGGCTTCTGACCGTATATCTGAACCGCTTGTACAGATCCTCTTTGGGAGGAAGTATAAGTATTTCGGATGTTGTCGAGCCCAGAAGGTAGTCATTCCTAAGATAGGCAATATTGCCAACATTAGGGCTGACCTGAACTGCTACGCTCCTATGGGGAACGCAACAACGTTTCCTGTTCAGAGTTTAGTCTTCTGGTCTATATGTGTAGCTTCAATGCAGCGCCACGGGTTTCGTCAACCCGGTGCTGTATTTGTGTTCGGTGATGACATCGTCATACCTTCCGAGTGCGCTGAGTCGGTTTGTGCCGACTTAGAGTCATTCGGATTGCTCGTCAATAGGACAAAATCCTTTTGGCGAGGAGCCTTCCGCGAGTCGTGTGGTGTTGATGCCTTTAATGGCACTAACGTCACTCCGCTCCGTTGGAAGACTACAGTCGATGCCGAACATGTACAGGGATTGCAATCTCTTAGTGACTTAGCAATGCGTTTACGCATAGCAGGTTACGAAGAGGCTGCCTGCTCTACATATCAGACGCTAAGATCTCGGTTTGATACTAGGTTTAACGGGAGCCGCAAGTCGCGGCGTTCGTATATCTTAGTACTTGCTAACGGACGGAGAGCTCGTCTAGTTGATCGTAAAAAGACGATCAGTTTAACGAACAATCCTAATCACGGTGGCATAGCCGAGTTCTCTCGCTGCAATTCCGCTGTTTGGAACGAGGCCTATTGGTCGCGTTCTACTCAGTGGTTTTGTAGTCGTGTCTGGCGTCTCCAACCCCAAGAGAATAAACTCAAGGAGCATGATTGGAATCATGTATTGGAGTCTGTCTGCTCACTAGAGCGAACAGGTAGAGCCTCGAGTCCCGATCGTAGCGTCTCTCGACGCATTCGGCTGAATCGAGGGTGGACATCAGTGTTGTGACGGTTTAGTAACCGAGACAGAGC